TGTTCCGTGTGAATCACCTTGAACGTAAGTACTTTCAAAGATGAATCCTGTTTTACAAAGATGATCTAAAACTATTTGACCATCTTTTGTTTCAAAAACTTTTTTATAATGCTCGTTTATTTTCTCTAAACTAAGCTGTTTATCTTTAGCCAATTACTCCCTCTCTTTTCTTTGCTTGAGCTTCACTAATATTTTTTGCTGATTCACTTTCCATTTTAGCTTGCTCAGCTTCCATCATTTGTTGCTGTTGCTCAGCTCTTGCTTGTCTCTCTTCTTGTACTTTTTCTTCAGGATTTAGTATTTTAGCAGGAGCATCTAATAAGTGGTGGAAATATCTAAATGTCTCATCAGTATTCATATTATCTAATAGCTCAGGTTTAGTTTGGAATAATGGAGCCATACTTTCAAATAGTCTAGTAATAGTCATTAGCTGTCCAGATTTTTGAGCTCTTGCTAATGGAGAAGTATAAACAATTTTCATCTCTTGTCCTTCAAGGATTCCAGGAGCTTGAGGTAGTAATTTTTTTCTATTCATTATTCTAAATACTCTATCGATTAACGGTCCAAGAAACTCTACTTGTAATCTACCAATCATTGGTCCCATAAGTCTCATCTTCTCTTCTTGTCTAGCTATAACTTCTGTAGCTGTCATATTAGGAGAACCTTTCTGATCAGGCATTTGCATCCAATCTACATGGAACGCAGCTCTAATATGTTCTCTTCTATTTTGTAATAAGTCAAATCCTATATCAGGTCTACCTTTTGTTTCTAAAGGTTCTATTCTATCTTGAGTACCTGATCTATAGAAGTTTAATCCACCAGGAACAGTTCTTACAGGTAATATAAATCCATCATCAGGAACTAATAAAGGAGGATCAGTTAATTTTTGAGCAGCTTTAATTATAGTTTTCATCATTGAGTTTACCATTTTAATATCTGGTAAAGATGTCATTGATGGAGAACGTCCATATATTTCACCTGCAACTTTAGACCATCTAGGTACCATATAAGGAAATTCATCGAAGCCACCTTCTTCTAATAAAGTCTTCTCTTCAAGTAATATATAACAAGATTTATAAGCTTTCTTAGTAGGTTTTTTAATAGGTTCTCCATAAGTTTCAGATGGCTCTACTGCATGAATAACTTCAAATTCTCTGTATGGGTCTTTTTGAGAAATTTTTATAATCTTTTCAGGAACAGCTTCTCCAAATCTTTCCATTAATTGTCTACCTGTTCTTTTATATTTTCTATATAATGTATCTACAAATCCTTGATCATTTTCTTGTATGTAGCAATCAGCTAAATGAAAAGTTCTAAATGAAATACCGCTGCCAGGATTGTCTTGAACCATCATGACAGCAGTACCAAAGGAGCCCAAGTCTAAATAAAGTTCATGTGCTTGGGAATTAAAATTAGAATCTGGAATATTAAAAACTTTATCGTATAATATGTTAGTAGTTGTATTTAGCCATTGCTTAACGTCATACTCTTCATTTAAGTCATCA